TGTTGGGGTAGGAGCAGCGCCAGCAGCGCCGCTTTCAAGATAGTCTGACATCACTTCAGCAATGTTTAGAGCATTAGGCGCAGGCATACTTGAAGACGGCACAGAGCGATCAACAACAGGTGTCATCTGCGCTTTAATGTTTGTACCAACTGTTTTACCGGTTGCCAGCAAAGATGCCAGTTGAATAGGCAAAGGCGTAGCTACGTTAGCTATCTTACCTAACATATCACCTGTGGTAATAATACCAAATGGTGTCTGAACTTGACGCAATGCACCAGTTTCATCATAGAAAAAGCTTGATCCTTTAACACCTTCTGGACCCGCAGGCGCTTGTACATCAGAGCCACCGGGACCGCCGCTATCACCACCACCTTCAGGGATTTTCTTCTTCTCTTCAGCTTCTTTTCCAACAAGCTGTTCCGTAGGCTTATCCGTTGGTGTAAAGCCATCAGGAATAGGCGTCATCGGCTTGCCATTAAAGAATGTCACATACATCATGCGCCCATCTGAGTGCTTGTAATAGCGCACATCAAAGACGGGATTCTTCGGAGCCTTTGTCATGTCAAAGCCGGAAAGCCACGGCTGAGAGCCTACAGCGCCTCCTTTGGCAAAGGCTTGCTCTGTTTGGCCTTCAACACCTTCCACTTCAGCCATGATGTCATCAATGTCGCTTTCAAAGCCTTCGGTGTCTTCTTCCTCTTCTTCTTCGCCTTCTTCAAAGCTATCGTCAGCCTTTTCACCAACAGCTTCAGCATTGCCCATCTGACCAATTTCAGCCATACGACGCAAGCCTTCTTTAGCATCGTCACGAAGCTTCATAAGGCGCTCTAGGCCGATGAAACGGACAACGTCAGCAGGCAGGACAAACTCACCCTCTGAAAGCTTTGCAGGGATGTCATCAGCCACTTCATTAGGCAAAGAGCCAATGGGAACTTCGTTGCCTGTTGTAGGCTCTACAGCGTTGCCGCCGTCTTGGAAGCCGGGAATGCTCGGTTTATTTGTCCCCATTTTGAATCTCTTCCTTCAAATATTTAAGCGTCTTCAAAGCTGCAATGGAGCCTTGTGCTCTGTACATGTCAGCAATCTCTGTAGACTGCTCCAGCTTATTCTGGTAGATGGTGATGTAATGTTGCAGCATTTCTTCAAAGCTGTTCCATTGCATTGGCTGAGCCAGCAAAGCTAGCTTCTTAGCCCACGGTTTTTGTAGCATCACACTCATTACTGTACATATTTCCAAGAATAACCATAAGCCATATTTCTTTTACCATTTGCTACCATCGTTATCTTAGAGCCTTGTTTTCCTAAAGAACGGGCAGCGTCAGAAACAGACTTAAACAGGACACCATCACTTCTCATAACAGGCTTTGATAAAGCTGCTGCTATTTTTTGTTTAGCTGATTCAGACATCACTAAAGATTTTGACTGCTTCAGCATCTTTTCTCTAAATTCTGGTGTCTTCCACTTTTCTTTAAGCATTTCCGATACAGCTTTTTTAGCTTTTTCTCTGTATTGGTTTAATACTTTTACTGATTGTTCTTTTGCCTTTTGAGAAAGTTTTTTGCCTTTTTTAGCGTCTGAAGCTTTCTTTCGCATTTCTGCTGAAGAAAACTGTTCTTTTGTTTTAAGGCTTCTCCACTCTTTCATCTCTTCTGTCCAGATATGTCCTGAAGAACCTTCTCCACCTTCAGTTGCATTAACTAAGCAACCTTCTTCTAAATCTCTTCTTCCATAATATGAAATTAAATTTTGTTCTAACTCAAATGCATACCATTCTTGTAATCCAACTTCAACAAACTCTACTATGTATCCGTGTTTATCTACTATATTTTTCCAGAATTTACTTCTTTTTGTTTTATGGTATGCTCTTTTTCCCGTTCCTTTACCAACATAGAAAACTTCACCAGTAGTTTTCTTTTTATGTAAGTAAACGTAAAAATCCATTTTTATTGCATTTCTGTCGGCACACCTTGGCCACCAACATTACCTGAAAACCCCGGTGCTCCCGGACCCGGAGCCATTCCAACACCCATCATAGAGCCACCACCTCCGCTAGTGTCTGTGGTAGCTAGATTACCTGCCGGAGGTTGTTGTACTCCCGGCGCTGCCCCTCCTGTAGGAGCCGGTGGGGGCTGCATCTTTTGCAATACAAGTGCTTGTTTTGCTGCCTCATCCATATTGTTTGCAACAAGGTCAGGGTCCAAGTCCATGCTCATAGCAATCTGACGCACAATGTACGGCAATTTTGCAAAAGGAGCAAGAATCGGATTTTGCACAACTTGTAAAAACTGTAAAAGACGTTGACTTCTCACCTCATTTTGTGCAAGGCTTTCCAATCCTCTAGCCTTCACTTCCAAATCACCAACAATAGAGGAATCAGCGTCAAACTGCATATTAAATGCAAAGAATGCTTCACCAATGGGACGAATTAGATAGTCATCGACGTTCTTAATCACTGTCTTGATGCCACCAGCAGCAGCATTCATCAGCATAGAAATGCCTGATGCTGTTCTGCCAACACCGCTGACACCTGTTTGACCGTGTGAGAACGAAGGCATACCCGTTGCTTCATCAGCAAGCACACGAGCCTTGTCGAATAGCTGTAGGTTTTGCTGAGCTACGTTAGGAAAGGATGTCCCAAAAATGGACTGACCCGGTGCACCGCCTTGCCTGCGAAACACTTTACCGGGGTAGATGGTGAGGTCTTGACCGGGCACCATATTTGTCTCATCCACTTCAATGAGCAGGTTGCCTGACAACACAGCGTTGTCCACAGCCATTCTCATGAAGCCATTCATAAGCGTCTGCGTATCGTCCATATTCTCTGCAATGCCCACACCGAACATCGAATAAGGATTGATTTCGTATGGCACTACATAGTAGGGGATACGAGACGGCTTAAATGGGTTGAGGACAAGGCGCAGAACTTTACCACCACAATACCAAATGTTTGCTTGGATTTCTACGCTGTCCTCAAGCTCTTTAGGAATGTCAATGTCGTTCTCTTTCAGAAGCTCAACATCAACACTGCCCCAAAACTCCAACACTTCCCAACGCTCAACTTCAGCGCTGGGGCTATAGTCATTCAAGTCATCTTCCCACCACTCTTTAATGTAGTTGGGGCCTTCTTGAACAACGCTGTCAATAACATTGTTTCTGAACATAGGCCGACGCTTCAGCGCCAGCATTTGCGATTTATTTAGTTTGTGTCGCTCCACAAAATAGGAACACTCCTCCATATTAGCCGCGTCTGGGTCAGGATAGCTGTTCCAAACGCTGACATGCGATGTTTGTGGCATCGTCTTAATGACAGGAGTGTATGTACCGTCTTCTCCCCACTTAGGGTATTCTTTGTCAACAGCGAATGGCCCCTTCATCACCCCTGTACCAAAGAGAGCCATTTCAAAAGCAGCGCCACGCAAATGCTTATCAGCACCACTTTCTTCAAGCTGGTCTTTAATCTTCTTTTCCATCTTCTTCGCTGCAACCATTGCAGGGCTAAAGGTGATGGCAGTGGGGGTAACACCGGGGCCTTCTTTGACATCCAGACCTTCAAAGGCATCCTTCAGAGGCCCAAGACGCTCCATAAGAGACTGCGGTGTTGCCCCCGGAGGAAGCTCCTTGCCGTCGCCTTTATAGCCAAACATCGTGCCCAAATCTGGCTCGTTCATGCCTGCTTTAGGCGCGTTTGGATTGGCCTCGATGTGGACATGCTCTGCCACACCCTCTGGAAGCGTTGTAGGCTCTACAGACAGCGGAAAGCTGTTGTTGGCAAAGAGAACATCCGTCACTTGCCCATAAGCAGCAAGCACCTTTGTTTTTGTAATTTTAAGAAATACACGAGACTTCTCAGCCTCAGTGAATTTCATGTCATTTCCGTAGATGCCTCTATATTGCCTATACGAGCGCAACCAACGCTCTTCATCAAAGCGACGAGCCGTTTTAGAACGCTCAAAGCGCTCGTCAATAAACGACATAATGCCATTCCCTTTGAAAGCGTCGTTGTATGCTTGCTCAGCGTCAGGCAAGCCAACGGCTTTGTCGTCGGTAAATGGGGTATCAGGTGTTTTTGCCATAATGTTTTATGTTATATCACCAACCAAAAACAGGGTCAACCACATTGTACCCTTGTTTCTGGTGATTATCAAATTCAAAAATGCCCCGGCTACGCGGACGAGACATTACGCCGTAACGTACAGCGTCCACTGTATGATCTGACGAATATTTTGTATCTACGTCTTCTGGATTATTTTTGTCAAGAGGGATCGTCGGAAGATCAGCGATAAGCTGTGTACAGGTATTAAATATAACCATTCTAGGTTTTTCTGTAAACGTATCTATTTGAAGCCTACGATGAATTTCATTCTTACCTGCAACACGGCTACCAGCGCTTCTGTCAGCAGGACGCCAGCGACAGCCCTTCATTATCATTCTTTCAGCAATGGAAGGGCCTGTGTCTCCCCTCTTATGCCATGTAGAGCTATCAAGAACACCATATCTGATCTTCTCACCAGCTTCAGCCTGCAACACCATCATTGCCAAGTCTTCAGCAAGCACTTTGGTGACATATAGCTCTCTATACACCACCAAAGACTCATCAGGAGCCACAGCAAACCACAACACTGCTGACCAGCTACCATAGCCATAGTCACATGCTCTGAATCTGGGCCATTCTGAAGGGATGTTGTAGGGTTCTACGACATGTATGCGGCGATTGAACTCAGGAAACGCCGCACCTTCAGCAATGTCCCAGTTGCCTTCAAGCAATTGCTTACGTTGATGCTCTGGCAAAGACAACAGCATCGTCTCATAGTCGCCTGTCGTTGCCAAATAGGGGTTGTCAATGAGTCTGGCAGGGATGAAACGACGCTTAAACAGAGGCTGACCAGCTTTGCTGTGCCCTTCAGGGTACACCATCGTCTCCCCTGTCTCGCTGTCAGTGGCCCAAAAGGCATCACCGGGCGGGGCAGGGTCAATGAAGAGCTTTTTTACCCACGCATGACCCCTATTACCGGGGTTGGTGGATGCTCTCATGTACACAGGTAAGTCAGTGGCTGTAGAACGCAACCGACTTCGCATATAGTTCCACGAAAACGGCGTAGGCCACTGCGTCAACTCGTCAAAACCAATCCATGTGAAGCTCAAACCTTGATACCGAAGCACATCTTCGTCTCTATCAAGGTATGACATCCACAAACGAGCCCCAGAAGGAGCCGTCCATTGCATCTTTCTCTCACTCCAGACAATGCCGGGAATGATTTTTGGATAGAGTTCTTGACTCTTCCAAATAAGTTCTCTCAATTCCTCTGTTGTATGACGCAACAACAGCCCTGAAAACTGTGGATGACCCATATAGCGCATAGGGTCAGCCAACATAGCATAGCTTTTCCCGCCTCCAGCAGCACCTCCGTACAACACTTCTCGCTCAGACGCTGCTAGAAACGATGTTTGTGGCCCCGGATTGGGCTTGAAGATGATGTTTTCAGCTTCTAGGCTCTCCGGTATCGCTACTTCCTTCCCAATCTCTACTAAGTGATTGGTAGAAGGTTTCGTAGAACCATCCTGTTTGCTCTGCTTGCCCGAGTCTTTCTTCGTACTTGGCCGCGCTCTGGAGCGCTTTTTTGTACCGCTCAGCAAGGGCTCTATAGAATCCACGTTTTTTTCTCCTTGCCACTTCGCCTTTAAGTCGCTTACTTAAGCCGTCTCTAGAAATCTTCCTTCCTGTTTGCTTTGTCAGCCATGCAGACACCTCTGTGTAAGAATATGTCTTCAGGTATTTCTTAGCCTGCTCCAGAGCATCTAGCTCTTTAGGGATGGGCTGTAGCAATGTGTTGTCAATTTCGTCTACATAATACCCAAATGGTATTTCAACATTCTTCTTCAGCCTCGGTATTGCAACATACTTACGTTTCTGAATGGGCTGAGGAAGAATCCAACTACCTAAATCTGGCTCTCTCATTCCTTAGCAGGCAACACCATTACACCACCAGACGCTGTCACTTCCACCTTCTCAGTTTTGATGAGGCCAGCGCGGTCAAGCAAGTCCGTTGCAGCCTTCAGCTTCTCTTTCAAGCCAAGTTCTGTCGGGTCTTCAATACCACCAATGACAGCCATAGCAGCACGAGGCGCATTCGTAGCAATGTACATGCGCGTAGCTTCAATGATTTCGTCTTTGAGCGTGTTTGTCACCATCCTCGTTGGATAGTCAGGGCTATACCCAGCAGCAGCTTTAGCCTTGAGCAAATTGCCCTTACATTCGTCAGAAAACAAAAGCTCTAGAAAACGCTTCTGTTGTTCCGTCAATTCTTTTTTTGTCATGTGTTGTCCTTGTCAAGAACGCATTTATATCCAACCTGCACTGGCATTCCATTAGCCATGAAATATTCGTGTATGCGTTTTACTACGGCTAGTGCATCAGTTTTACACTCTTCCTCTGTTTTGAAATGTTCCTGTGGGTTTCTTGTAATTTCCTTACACTCTTGTGTTGCCATCAAACACACCAGCCACATTGCGTAGAACATATCTAGAGCCTTTCAGCAAAATATTCTTCCACCCTCACAGACACTGTAATAGCGCTATTAGCACTTGCTACAGCAGTGATTTTATCATTCTTATCCAGAAACAACGGCTGTGTAATTTGCAACGTGCTGTTGGCTTTCATATCAACATCACCAAACAGCACATAAGACGTAGCCGTTGTTGCTTCTCTCCAACTCACTGTCACTCTGATAGAGCCATTTGTTTTATTGGCAATGACAATGGAAGAGACATTGGCTTTGAAGGCAGCAGGAACAGCATAAACATCTGCTGTAGACGTTGTCAACTCCTTCGCCACTGTCCTATTCTTGTTTAGCATATTATGTCAAATCCCAGAATGAGAAGGTGGCAATGGCACTTTGCGTACCCGACAATGTTCTGGCAGCAAGTGTGTATATATCGCTGACACCAGCAATGGTGCTTCCAAATTGTAAATCAAAGTTGTAGTCTTCAGAATTGGACACGGATGAAGATGTCAACGTTGACTCTCTGACATAGAGGCTATCAACAATAATACCACCTGTCATTGCTGTTGCTGTCACATCAAACTCAACATTGTTGGAAGATGTCTGAGCCCACGACGGACCTGTCAGCGTAGCATTCTTCACAAGCTGTATTTCAAACGTTGTTGATGCTGACGCTGTCGGTAACACTCTATAGCCATCAGGAATGACAACAGCATTGGGTCTTGTTGGATCAAGACGAAGAGACAACAAAGGCACCAGCGTTGTTCCAACGTTAGTGTTAGATGTTGTCATTCTACCTATTTGTAGCTTCACCTTCTTTTCATAGCCACCTTCGCTGATGACGGTGCTACAAATTTGTCGCATTGTCCTGCTGCCATCAGTAGCACCAGTGTTTGTTATTTCATAGCGAATAGGCAAAATAGCCGTTGTCATGTAAACAACTGCGAGATTGTTTGCATGATGGAACGTGTGCGCTACAATGAATTTACCATTGATGACAAAGCCAATTCGGACACTTCCTACGCCTAGCCATTCAAAGTCTTGCCAAAGAATCTGCGACTTTGTCAAATCAAGCGTATATCCGCTAGGGCCTGTGCCATCCAACCTATCGCCATTCCAACTCGCTTGAGCAACAGACGTATCAACCACACCACCACTAGCGTAGCTGCGACGAACAAAAGAAGTGGTAGCACCAGATCGCTCAAGGAATACACCATTTTCTGATGAGAAATAGCCTACACGGCAACGCAAGTTGGCATGTGCTGCTGGCATGACAAACGTGTTCATCACCAACAAGCTCTTGCCGGGTTGATAGGCAAAGCTACGAAGGCTCTGACGTACAACCTCGTCTCCAGATGCTGATGTTACATTCATCAACACCGTAGACTCATTTGAGGAATATGTCACTGTAGCACTGCCAGCAACAGCTTCATCAAACAAGCCATTCTTCTCATACCTATGCTGGCTGTCGAAGATGGTGACAGGAGGGCTTACACGAAGCCTCCCAAACGCATCTGCGCTAGTACCACCAACGGAAATGGCATTGCCATCTTCGCTGATGCGTACTAGCGCTGGAAACGACGTTATCGACATTACTTCTTCTTAGCTCGTCGTGCTTCCGACAACGCAATGGCAACAGCCTGCTTAGGACTCTTTACCACTTTGCCACCTTTGCCACTATGAAGGCTACCGGCTTTGAATTCCTTCATCACCTTGCCAACTTTGGCTTGTTGTTTAGGCGACATAGGCATTATTTTTTACCCTTCTGAGCAGGCGGCATAGAAGCACCGCACATAGCCATGCCTCCCTTAGCCATCTTCTTCGTCATACCACCAACACCAATTGATGGTGTTTGTTTAGGCATAGCATTACGCTGTTGTGCAAACATCATGTTTCGTTCATTTGCTGTTTGTCTAGGAGCGCTCATTGCTTGTGTAACTGGTTGTCGTTGTCTTACTCGTTGCATATCTCCTTTTATTTGTTTTACTGGTTGTGGAATTCCAGTAGGCTGTTGCATCTGTTGCATTTGAGCCATCCTAGCTAGTTGAGCAAGTTGAGCAGCAGTGGCTTTGCCATCTCCCAAAGCATTAGTTTGAGCTGCTTGCGCTTGCCCATACTGCATTTGAGCCATCTTAGCTAGTTCTGCTTGCTGTGCCATACCTCCATCAGCATACTTCTTCACCTTCTTCTTCACAGCACCACCCTTGGCATACTTATTCTCTTCGCCCTTCTTGAACATGGCTTCACGTTCCTTCATGACAAGCTGCTCACGAATGCCAGCAGGAATATCAGAAGAAATACCCTTAGGCTTGCCACCACGAGAGATTTCACGAGTAAGTTCATTGATGTCTTCTTCCTTCTTAGACCGAGACATCTTCTCAGCCATCTTACGTGCTTGTGTTTTCATTTACGTTTTCCTTTAGGCATACCAACAGCGATCATCACTGCAACACTACCCTTAGCACCACGAGCAGGCTTGTTAGCCTTGTCGCTCTTCATCATGCATTTCCCAGCCTTCTTGCAAGCAGCAGAGCTAGGACAGCCTTCACAAGGCATAAACTTCTTCGCAGCCATTATTAACGCTTTCCTTTCTTCATTGCAGGCTTCTTGACAGCGCCGCCTTTACGCATAGCAAGCTCTTGAATTTTGCTCTCATAAGCAGCTTCATTCTTAGCCTTGATGCGGGCAAGAGCTTCTTTGTGGTCTTCCTTGTTTTCACCAGCAAGCATAGTGTTGTACTTCTTGCCATTGAATTCAAACGTAGTCTTACCAGCAGCACGAGCAGCCTTAAACTCTTTCCCAAACGGAGAAAGTTCACCACTACGTGTCTTCTTTGCTGGAGCAGCCCCAGCAAAGCCCTTAGAAGCCTCTGTAGCAGCTTCTGGACGCCTAGACGGGGCTTCCTCACTAGGAGCAGCAGAAACACGCTTAGGCGTCTTTTCTTCACCATCCATAGCAGCAAGACCGGCAGCACCAGCAGCACCAATACCCAACGCAGCTTTACCAGCTACGCCTTTACTGGCTTGTGGACTAGCCCCTCTAGCGCCTGCTCTCATAGTTTCATCAGCAAGACGCTTAGGCCCTACCTCTTCTACCATGCCCATAAACTTCTCACCGCGCTTAGCGCCACGTTTAGCAAGCTGCGATGCAGCCAATCTAGCAATTACTGGTAGTGCCATAACATCACTCTCTGTACTTTTTCACCTTCTCAGCTATTTTCTTCGGCTGAGAAACAAATTGCTGCCCCTTACGCGACCCTTCGCGTTTGGCCTTTGTTGTAGCAGCATACTCAGACGGAGTCAACGCCTTTATAGCCTTTTCAGGCAAATAACGCTCTCCCGTCTCTGACGAAGGCTTTCCACTCTTCGTTTTCCAACGTTGGCCACTCCATTTCGACAAGCTCTTCTGAGCCTCTGTCTTAGGGCCGCTGTAGCTACCACCTTTGTCTTTATAAATTTTACCAGCAAGCTGAGCCTTCCTAGCGCTCCATTCTCCAGCGTCTCCTCCTTTGCTGCCTGCTTTGACAGAAGCAACAACAGATTTCCATAGTTTGTCATTAGTGCGTGCCATAGTTGTCCACTACTTGTTTGCAAATTGCAACAAAAGCTTCATAGCTTAAGTCTTGCTTGCAATTATTTACTTTCCATGTTGTTAGGCAGACATTGTCTTTTGTGTAGCCCCTAGAAGAATCTTTCCTATCTACAGATAGTGTATTATGACTTCCCGACGACAATTCTAGTTTTTCTCTTGTGTAAGAACACAGCCCTTCTTGTTTTTCGTAAATTTCTACTAAAAACTCTACGTCAAAATCTATTTTTAAGTTTTTAACTCTTACACGACGTTGTAGATATCCATATACTCTTTTACACGCCCTTAAAACATTCGTGCTGTCTCTTCTATAGCGTTTGTTTCTGTCATTATTACAGTCTTTGCAATACGACATTTTACCATTAGGTTTGTTTTTATTTGAAGTAAAAAGACTAACATCTTTTTCTTCTTTACAAACTGTGCAGACTAAACGCATCACCACTTTACCTTGTCAGCCCAATAGGCCGCTGACATCTTGCCTTTAGCAATGTTACTGGCGTGTCTGGATTTGAAGCTTTCACGACGCTTTCTGTAAGAATCACTTTCACCTTCTTTGGCAGGACTACCGCTAACACCTTGCTGACCAAATCGGATTGTCTTCACTTTGTCGCCTTCTTTGGCAACAACAACATGACTCTTCTTTGGATGCTCTGGTGTACGCTTAGGCTTATTATAGCCACTTACACCAGCTTTAACAAGCCTAGCATCTTTCATTATTTCATCTCTCCATTGCTCTTACGCTTGAAGCTCTTGTTCTTAGAAGGAGCCTGCACTGTCAAATTGCTCATGTCATTGCTGCCGCCTTTAGACAACGCCTTCTTATGAGCAACATCCTTGCCTCTTACATCAACACCAGCAGCCTTCAGCTTAGCTCTAGCAGCATTGCGCTTAGCTCTGTCAGCAACAACAGAAGGCTTGCCGTCATACTCGTCGTATTGACGACGATAGTCGCGTACAGACTTTCCGTTAATGGTTTTGGTGTAGGGCATTGTTGTTTACCTATGTAGGCTGTCGTGTTTGCCTCAGGGCTGCACCGGGAGGTGCCAGAAGGAATAGGTGAATGTTGAGAAGACAACACTGGATATGCTCCGCATAGCTGTGTCAACGTCTCCGTCTGTTCACCTTTCCTTCATACCAACCTTCAGCTCTCATTGCTTTATCAACAAGTGGAAGAGGAAACACATATCCCGTATGCGCTTCCATTGCTGCTTTGACGTAATAAACATCAGAATGAAACACTATGTTCTTAGCAGCCTCCCCCTTCTTAAACACTTCCACCATCATTTCATTGAAATAGCTGTAAGGAGGAGCATTGACGCGGTCTTTAAGTTGCTGACGAGTTTTGAACATGTAAAAAATGTAGCATAAAAAGCTAAAAAGAACAACATAAGCTTTTAAGAAACAACACCGGGTGTTGAGGAAACAAAGCTCCGCTGATTGCTTATATATCTATATAGGTCTATATCATACTATGTAGACACACATCAATGATATAAGACTATATCAACTCTTTAGAACAATATTAGCATTGATGATGTTCTAAATAAACAACAATGTTACTCATTAGCATTAATGAATAACAACGATGTTTATTCATTAGCATATTAGAACAACAATATAAGTCATTATAAACATCAACACCTATTAGAATGCATAAGAGATAAGATAATTATTCAATATCATTCTAAGAGGAAACATCGAGGTGTTGAAGGCTGTCGTGTTTATGTTGGAGGTCTATATAATATTATATAGATATTAGAAGCAAAGCTTCTCCTACTAAGCCTCAAAAAGCTTAGCAAGCTGGTAGCGTTGATAACGCCACATAGTCCAGACTATCAAAGGCTCCTTCAAAGCCTTCCCGCGACACGCTCTAGACTTAACAGCCCCACGTTGATGCCTTCGTCGCTCACCCCTTGTTGGCATCTCTTAAACACAACATCGCTGTTGTCTCTGTAGCAAGGTGCAGCCGTCCCTACAGATGCGCTAGTTTTACACCGATGTGGCTACGTTGTCAAGCACTATTTGAAAGAAACAGCAACATTGTCATCTAAACAGGCTTTCAACGACATTGTTGGATGGAACAGGGTGTTGAAGGCTGGCGTGTCCATCGCAATAGCTGCATAGCAGATGAAGACGAAATAGCTGAAATGAGGATGGATTATACCAGAGTGGTGGAGGCTGTCGTGTATATGTTAGTAAACACTAACAAAGGTATTTTACCTGATCTGTGTGCGACGGTGTATATAACGCTACGCCATACCCCCGGTGGCCCACGCCTCCCCCAGCCTTGGCAGCTTCGCTGCTGGCAGAAAAGGCATGATAGACCCTGTGGGCAGCGTCTAGGAAAAACGTCGATGCCTAGGCAAACAAGCAAAAAGATGAATCAGATCAAGCCCTTAGCGTCAATCGCTGAAAACACTCAGGAAGATTTTTGCAGGATTAAGTTAGTGCCTGCTCACTTAGTAATTTTCGTAAGTGTGCACCCCCATTGTGTCGGTGTATGACACCATATCCCCCATCTGCCATTACTCCCCACAATGTCATTGCTTGCCACAATGACATTGCTTGTCACAATGCCAACATATCACCATAAGATTATATAACCAACCGCTGATATATCCGGCACACTGCAACATCTATGCCATGCTGCACTGCACCATTGTTTTCTAAGGGTTTACCCTGTCCCGCTGAAACGCGTCAAAACGGCTCAGGATCGATTTATTTGTTTAGCCCTACCTTGCCCTTCGAAAATAAAGATCGACGATCCTACGCGTTTTCGAGGGTTTACCCTAATGAAGCTGGCATAGGCTTTGCTACGCGTGCGCGCATGTGCACACATGCATGCATTCGGCATCAGTTGCCACAATGCAAACAATTGCACCGATACGCAAAGCATTAGGGAAAGTCCCTATGTCCAAACCCTATTGACAAAACACACAATGGCATCGCCGTAGGGGCAACCCGAAAGCAACCGACAAACCCTTTAAGGAAACAAACATGAAACTCGGCAACATCCAGCAAGTACAAATGACGGGTCAAGCTGCAATTGAAGCTGGCATTTTCAAGAATAAAGGAAACTGGCCTAATGAATGGGCAGTGGCAAACCCGGATGCTGATGTTTTTGTTTATTTCATCGAAGAAACCCAAATAGGTTTTGTTTTAGGTGAGTCTGCAATTTTCGAGACTCTCGTTGATTTTGTTGCTTCATATGAAGAGGAAAAACAAATTCAAGAATCCGCCCGTCAATGGGAAGCTGAAGAATTTGATCTCGGTTATGAGTTTGCCGCTTTGGGTGGCAAAAGGGGCGAGACATATTCGGCAGCATGGAAATCTGGTTTTGATTCTTTCCATGCCGATGAAACTCGCAGTGAGTCTGCGCGTTTTGTCTAAGGGTTTGCCCGTAAGGGCTTATCCTAGCATGGCATCAATCGGTGCCATGTAGAATGAATCTTCGTTTCCTCAACTCACCATAGGTGAACAAATGATCCGTCTTTCCCGCACCAGTAAGCTTGACAACATCTTGTCATGGTCCCTGCAAGCATTGGAAACTTGCCCCGGTAGCATTGGTTCCGATGGTGCACTAGTTGCAGCATGCTCGGGATGCTATGCGACAACGGGCAATTACGTTTTCGATAATGTCAAAGCCCCAAGGCTTGAGAATCGTGACGATTGGCAACGCGATGCTTGGGTTTCTGACATGGTGTCAGCATTGGACAGTCAACGTTATTTCCGTTGGTTTGACAGTGGCGACATGTATTCCATTGACCTTGCAGAAAAGATGCTGCAAGTGATGACACTCACGCCTTGGGTAAAGCATTGGCTCCCGACGAGAATGGCAAAGTTTGCCAAGTTTGCCGATGTCATTGCACGCATGCAAGCATTACCTAACGTTGTCGTTCGATTCTCCAGCGATAGCGTCGATGGTGTCTATAATGCTAGACACGGCAGTGTCATCATCCCTGATGCTGCTAGTGCACCCGATGGTGTCAGTGTCTGCCATGCGTATGCTCATGACGGCAAATGCTCAGGATGTCGCGCATGTTATGACAAGAGCATCCCTGTCATCGCCTACCCCGCCCACGGCAAGAAAATGGCTAAGGTGATTCGCATCCTCAACAATCGGAAAGCTTGAGCAAAACACTAGGGCATTGTTGACACGTTAGCCGACACTGCCCTAGAATAAATCCATCGCAACAAACCCAAAGGGAAACAAAGTGCTACCGTATAGAACAGATGTCATCTATGTCAAAGATGATAAAGTGTTTGCCATTGACAGATGTGACGAAGGTGATAGGTTTGTCGATTGGTTCTATATCAATGGCAGAGACGTCTCCCGCGTTGAATTCTATGTGTCTATGGAATTGGTGAAGAATGAATTAGATTTCTTCGAGATAGCCCGAGTGTTTCGTGTAGACTTGGACTATGTGAAAAACATCTTCGACAATTTGTCCTGAAAGGAAACAGAAATGAAATTTGCACCATCCTTCAACATCTATGATGTTCCCGTGTCTCTGTTACGTCACGCGCAACCCGGACAATGGGTATATGCTGGTGACAAAGGGGCAATGGGTAGATTTGTCGGCATCAAAAAGAATGGCATTGTCGTCGTCTCATGGAAACGTACTGCCGACAGTGTGAAGACACTTCGTCAATATGCTAAAGCTTGAAGGAAACTAACGTGTATCGTCTATACTGGGTTTTCCGAAACCATCACCAATGGGAAAACACCTTCCCAGATTATGAAACGATGGTAGGATACATTAATACCTGTAGCATGATATCGCATCCCGATATTATCACCGTGGTATATCGTGATTCTAAAGGGCATCACCATACCCTGAAACATGGTGCAATTGAAATTGAAGAAAGGAAATATCATGTCTTCGCTGACTAATGCTATCTTGTCGCTGACCAATGGTCGATTCTTCACCGTTGTCTACACCAAAAAAGACGGCACCATCCGAAAGATGAATTGTCGCACTGGCGTCAAGCGTTACGTCAAAGGTGTTGACGTCACATCAGGGCACGTTAGCAAACGTGACGATATGCTGGTGGTGTACGATGTCAAGAGCAACGGCTATCGCACTATCAATCGTGACACCATCATTGCCATACGCTATGGCAAGGCCGAGGTGGCGGTGCTGTAATAGCCCTTCGCTTGTGTCAACAATAACTCTTTGCTACAGTGTTAATCAGACAGCGACATAGTGTTGCTGTCTACATCCCCCTGAAAGGAAACATCATGTCCCGTCAATCCCTCATCTTCTCCCGTGGCGTCAACAATGGCATCCTCAGCGATGCTGACATCATGCAACGCGCTCCCGCTGTCTTCGCTGAAGACAAGGCCGAGCGTCTGACGTCCCGCTATGCTGCCCTCAAAACCTCTGACCTTCTGCCAGTGCTGCGTGACTATGGCTACCATCCGGTGCAGGCTGCTCAGAAACGTGCCCGTAAGGGTAAGCATGAGCATAGCGCCCATCTGCTAGCATTCTCACGTGCTGGTGACATTAGCTCCGACGTACCCGGTGGTGGTGTGCGGAGCGAAGTGCTGGTGTATAACTCCCACAATGGCACCAGTGGTGTCAAGCTGATGGCAGGGGCATACCGATTCGTCTGCTCCAATGGCATCGTGCGTGGCGATGGCAACAGTGTTAGCATCAGGCACACTCACAAGGCTATGCAGGACTTCGAGGCTATGCTGCGTAACATTATTGAGGGTGTGCCAGCTATGATGTCCACCATCGATGCCTTGCGTGATCGGCGTATGTCCAACGAAGAGGCATGGAATTTTGCAGAGAAAGCCGTAGCCCTTCGTTGGGACTTCATGCAAAAAGCCTACGTTCCTGACAATCCCCACGGTAGCTATGCCGACTCCATCACCATCCGTCAAGCACTGGCACATCATCGCGCAGAAGACAATTTCTCTGATGCATGGAGTGTATTCAACCGCGTTCAAGAGAATGTGTTGCGTGGTAATGTCTTCATCAAAAGCATCACCGATAAGGGCATCCGTGAGCGTAAGGCGCGGCCATTGGCTAGCATTCAAGAGCATGTCAGTGTCAATCAGAAAATGTTTGATCTGGTGACAGCGTGACATCACATCTGGGGCTACGGCCCCATTGAAGGAGAACTAACGTGTTTGAGAAAGAAAAGAAATTCAGCATCACTGTGTATTCTGACCCTTCCCATTCATATGGTAAGGTGAAGAGATCGGTGTTGAAGAATCTAAAGCTTGACAAGTACATCAGCAGCTATAGTTTCCAGCGTGGAGACTATGTATATCTGGAAGAGGACAGGGATTTGTCTATCCTTTGTCAAGCTTTGTACGACAACAATACCCGCGTCATTTTCAACGAAAAGACCACTGACAAACCTAGCCGAGTGAGGACGTATGACCGCTATCAACCGCAGTGAATTGTTAGCAATGGCAAAGAAGACAATGCCATCAGTGCTATGCACTAGCCCTGAATTCAAATGGCGCTGTGCTGCTGAAACCAATGTGCAAGACACATGGCGCAAATGGGGCTGGGTGCCGCATGTCCACAGCAACAGGCCACAAGGGGATAGTAATGTCTGACGATATCTCTTCCGCAGCGGTTTTGCTTGACGCCTTGCGCCGCGTCATGCGCCACATCCCTGCCGATTGGGGAGGTACATCCTTGTCTGATGATTTGCAACGAGCCTATGCTGCTATAGCCAAAGTAGAAGGGAACACTAACCGACCACAGAGCAAACCTCGTCATATTTCCTACGTTTGTCCACAATGTCATTGGTCATGTGACGTAGAGAAACAATGACATGGAAGCAATTGACATATTGGTGTTGTCATGGCTACTCGCATTTGTTCTTCTTTTCTTGTAGCTTTGGTGAAGAGACGGCAGGATGAATTGTTGGGTACGTTGATATTTGTCATCATATCCATGTCCATCCTAGCCCTTGTTCTCTTTTTGATATGACATACCTAGCCACACTACAAATGTGGCTAGTTGTGTTTCTTCTTTTCTTTTCAAAACCGCTATGCTAAATGAATTTGATCTTGAAGACTTCGACATACTGGAGCCCATCTGCATTGTTGATGTGCCGAAGAATAGCTATGTCAAATATTTTGGAGACATCTTCAAATATTTTGGCAGTGATGGGTTACATGCGGAGTGTGAGGACATCATCTCTGGTAGACAAGTGTTTCTAAAAACATGGGCAATGGTGTATCCATTGAAGCACAAGGACATGGACAAGCCTATTCCCTTCAAACTCTGAAGACACAGCCATGACAGACCGCACCCTTCCAAGCTACCTCAATGAAGTGAGAGGTGGATATTATTATGATCCATCAAAAGCAGCAGTGAGGGCAGGCATTGTCAAGCGTAAGTATTTTCCTAAGGACAAGCTTGAAGATGCTATTAAATACACAGAAGAGAATCAATTGCTTGTTGCAGAATGGCGCAAGACATATAAGAAACTAAAGCGCATTCCATCTGGTGAAGTGAATGTCAACAATCTCATCTATCACTATTTCACCAGCAGTGATTATAATTTGTTGCATTCTTCAACCAAGAGTATGTATAAGAATGCCATTAACAGGCACAAGGACAAGAATGTAAAGGGTCTTGAGTTGGGGCTATGGGGTGTTAAAGAAATAACCCCACCTCTTCTGGCCTATGCCTATGAAAGGGAAGTGAATGAGAGTGGTGTATATGCTGCCAATGAATTCATCAGGCTCTATCGTGTCCTGTTCAATTATGGAATAAGACATGGCTTCATCACCTACAATCCCTTCAGCTATGTCAAGATGCATAGGCATAAGGCTAGAAAGGTGATGTGGAAGAGAGAAGATGTTAGAGCCTTTCTCAACACTGCATTCAGTAAATGGGAGTGGAGAAATGTTGGCATTCTTTTCTATTGCATCTATGAATGGGGACAAAGACCCGGAGACATTTGCAAGCTTAAATGGGAGAATGTTGACCTCGACAATAAAATTGTCACCATCACACAGAGCAAGCGCGGGTCTACGGTGAAGCTTCCAATATCCACTGGTCTTGTGTCCATCCTGCGACAGCAGCAAGAAGAATTCTTCAAGGCTGTGCCACAAACCTACATTGCGCCTAAGATGGTGCGTAAGATGGGTAAGTGGGTGCCATACACCAGCAGTGCCATCAATGACTTCTTTCTCACCATCTGCAATGCAGCAGGGCTACCGAAGGAGCTACAGCTTCGTGACCTCAGGCGTACAGCCATCACAGAAACCATTGAGAACGGTGCTGATGCGTTGCAAGTGATGATGTTATCTGGCCATCAAAGTGTTGCTTCTGTGATGCCCTACTTCGTTCACACCTTGAAAGGGGCTGTGAAAGCGCAGACAATCAGAGACTTCCCTGCTACACTGGTTGAAGGTGGCATGGTGAAGAAACGCTATGGCTTTGACAAGGAGAAACCAAATGCACAGCCTGTACAAGCTTGAAGATTTGATAATGAATGTGTGGAGCCAGAAAGAAGCTATTCAGAACCTTCGTTGGTTGGTGCTGGATGCTCCTGATGGGCCTCCGTCAGAGGATGACATTGACAATGCTTTGCTGGGTATTATGTCGCAGCTAGACATTGGATGTCAGCGTTTGTTTGCTGAGTATGAGAACATATTGAAGGAGAACTTCCGTGGAGAAGCCTACGACAGTGACAATATCAACCTCGGACATCTACGAAGCGAGGAAGATGCTGGATTGGTATAAATACTATTCAGCCTGTGAAGATATTAGGGTGTACATCAGAAATCAACTCAAACATGGAGAAACTGACGATGTTACAGAACGACATTTGGAAACCATCAGAGATTGTCTCCCCTTTGAAGACGACAGCAATTAAGCCGCGTCCACATTGGCCTTTCTTGTACTATCAAGAAGACAACAAGATGTATCACAACCCCATCAAGCAGCGGAGTGCTTACGACGAAGCCTCTGATGCAGGAGAAGCATTGCTATGAAAGACGAAGAGAAGAAGCTGTGGCCGTGGAAGCCACCAACACCATATGATGAAGAGCCTGAAGACACCTATCCTAAATATAAATTCTGGATGGATGTGTTCTGGACATGCATGTTAGTTGTGGCAGTGGCTGCTGGTATTATCATTTTGGAAAAGGTGTTTCCATGAAGAAAGAAAAGATTCCTGTGTTTGTCACCAAAGAAGAGAAGGCAGCATATGCTGCTCCAAAGGAAACGTCTGTTGCTCCAAAGGAAACAGATGCAGCTATGGTGCAAGACGCTATGCGCTATCGCTGGTTGAAGCAGCAGCGTCCGTTGGTGATATCGACAGACAACACCATCCATCTTATGTCAAATAAGCTGGATACATACATCTCTTCACATAAGATGTTTGTCAATGGTGTGCAAGTGGCACCAGCACAGACGCTTGATGAGCTTGTGGATAAGGCTATGGAGAATGAATGACGCACAAAGAACTAGATCGCCTTTGGTTTCAGGCAATGGAGCAATCCATCAAAGACGGCGAGGGTGCCAGCGCTGCTGCTGCCACTGTACGCTATCACTTCGCCGCCCTTGTCGCCGCTGCCGAGCGTGAGGCGTGTGCGAAGGTGTGTGAATCCCAGATGCCCAATCCTGTTAAAAATTGGGCCGATGCTCAGATCGTTAATGCGCTGAGA